GGTAAACGGCTGGTACGACTCGATATCAATCTTACGTTTTAAGTCTAAAATTCTTTGATTACGCCATTTGATTCCATCACCAAGTTCTTCTTTGAAGAGCTGATGCTGTTCTTCGGCCAAAGAGTCTTCCTGATCCTGTTTCCACATTTTCCACAAGATGTAGGCGCGAAGGCCGGGAGTCAGAGAATCATCAATGGTAAGTGGATCAGATAAAGCTTGGAGGGGGATTTCTCTAGACTGATAATACATGAAGATATCATTTGATCCAGAGACTTCTGGTTTAGGGTAGATATAGAGATTGGTTCCGATGATGAAATACTTATTAGGCTTCCCAAGCATCGTGCTATCTGTAGACAAGAAGTTAGGACTCTCTTGGGCCATCTTTTCTAAGGTTGTAGGACGAAGCCGGCGCCAGATCGGTTGACCACCAGAATTATCCTGCCAGAAGATGCACTCACTTCCTAACCAGTCAGAAGGCATCGGATAGATTCCAATACCTTGCACAGTAGAAGTCCAAGCAAAATTCTGAAGGCAGCGGGTCTTGCGAACGTACTCTTTCTGCGCCAAATTGATTAACGCCAGCATACGAGTGCTGGAAAAGAATGCAGGAGACGGTTCAAGCACTTCTGCTCGAACATCGTTCACAAGGTCATTGCCAGTAGTAGCCATAATTTTTCCTTACACCTCGTAGTAATAGACTATAACGAATGTGTTTAACGTAATTGTTCCAAGTGTAGCATCAGTCACTTGAATCCAAGATGAGGGAGCTGATGCTGCTTGAGCTGCTTGAAAATCTGCTGCACTCATATTTAACTGTAATGAAGCGCCGTTTGCTTGAACCACCATTAACATTTGATTACGCTCCTGTATAATAAGAAACGTTCACACGCCAAATGATTCCAGTAGTCGCTGGACAAACAATTGTTGTGGCAGTATTCACAACGGATGAATTCAAAAATGAAGGAAACGTATAACTCTTTGTATCAGTCGTTCCAATCGCCGCAGCTGTTGCAAAAGTCCATGCTGGACTTCCGGGTAAATTTGTTGAAGTCACAATAATTGGCGTAGCACCGCCAGTTCGAGCTGCTGTTGAATAAGCCTCAATTTCAATTGTATTGATGTGATGAAAAGCAGCTGCTACTGCAGGTAATGTTAACGTAACAGCAGAACCTGTCGTTCCAGTTGCAGTTACCCACAAATTACTATCAGGTGCTTTAGCAAGCCAAGGAGTTGTATTCGGAGTATTCCCCGGATTTACCGTCCAGCTGCCAAGTTGTGAAGAAAATATTGTCTGTTGCGCGAGAGAAGCATCAAGAGCTACGCTGACTGTTCCAGATGTATAAGCAGAAGCACGAATACGCACCTGATAATAGCCACCACCAGTGATTAAAAATGCTCCATTCGCTGTGGTACTAAAAGTACTGACGTAAGGTATAGTAGTTGGACTGATAATATACATGGGAAGAATAATCCATGTACTATCAGCCAATTGACCTTCTGCAACTAAAGTTCCAACCCATGTTCCAGTAATATTTGCTGAAACAGTATAGTCACCTTGAGCATTAACAGGGACTGAACCATTTAATGCAGTAATGGTTCCTGAAAAAATTGTGTCAGTACTTTGGGCTCCGGTATTGGTATTAATCGCCTGTAGTTGACTTAGAAAAGGAGTTAAAGACTCAAACGGTCCCACTCCATAAGCAACATTGACTGTACCAGATGTAAAAGCAGTCGCTAAGATACGAACTTGTAATAATCCAGCACAAGGTACGATCAGAGTATTATTACTTGAGATAGGTGTAATCGTACTACCATTCATCCCAAGACCGTTAACAGTAAACCAGTTTGTTCCATCCACAGTTCCTTGAGTAGTTAAACTAGCTACCCAAGTGCCGGTAATATTGAAGACGACTGTCGCAAAGCCAGAAGTAGCAACAGCTACATTGCCATTGACAGCTGTGATTGTTCCCGTGTTCGTAGTGGTGGGGAGTTTGGCATTAAGTGAACCATCACTGTTAATGGTTAATTTTGTACCGCCATCAGCACCTTCAACGGTAACAGCTGCGACTTCAACTAAGCTTAAATCAGCCATATTACTTCTTCTCTTCAAGCAGCTTCACAATATAACCAAGCCGCCCATAGATTTGAGATAAGAAGTGCACTGTGAGAATATCTGCATTCTCGTGAGTCACTTCAACTTTGTTCTGGTTCGCTTTAACTTCAGCGGGATTGTTCGATTTTTCAATCGGTAAGTCAGACATTTGCTATCTCCTTTTCTTTATTGGGGTTTTCGCTTACGATGCGCTACGCACATCATGGGCAGGGCCTTCACCCCGAACCTTCAGTTAAACTAGCTTACGCGTCAACTCCAACGATGGTCGAATACAAGTCCTGCGCTGTATTCTCACGATTCGTCATAACGAGGCGAACTGTTCCAGTCGAAGTCGTAGGAACCACGATAGGCGGATTGAAAGTAATCTTCACTTCTCCACCCATCTTCGGGACAAAAGCAACCCACTTAGAAACGAGGGATGCCACAGGTCCAACTTTGAGCTCCACTTTGCCGGCGCCTGAAGAAGCAAAGCTAACTTCAGACACTTTCATATTCGTCACAACCGTATAGTCGTGATTCGATGTAGAGCCACCAGCCACAGCTGACGCCGTTACATAATCGCACACAGCGCCTGTTTGAGCAGCAATACCCGAAGATACCGTGATAGCAGATTGATCAGAAGCCAATACCACAGGAACTGACGCTGCCATTGTTTTCTGACCTAGAGAGATGGCAGAACCACCAACCTGAGACAAGTTCTCAACCCACGGTGAAGTGGACTGAGTAACAGCAACCGTACCAGTTACAGCAGTCGTGCTACCTGAATCCGTGATGACGTGACCAATGACGTTCGTTCCAGCGGGAATCGAAGGAAGAGTATCAACCACAACATGCAGATTCGTACCAGTCGGCTGCACAACCGTAACGTTACCACTGACGGCAGTCGTTGAACCGCTATCCGTGATCACATGACCGATTACTGCAGAACCAGCATCGACTACGACGTGAAGATTGGAACCAGTCGCTTGCGTGACCGTGAAGGTCGTAAGCGGATTCGTTCCATCCGTTAATTCTACCCAGATCGGGTCAGTTTGAGCATTTGCATTAGCATCTTTCGATACCAATGTAGGGAAAAAACCATCAGACATTGTATTATCTCCTTGTGAGTTTAAATGACTTCGCCCTCAACAGAAGCGATTATCATCTTTTCAGTGTCCTCCAAATTAGCAAGTTCTTGCTCGGATTGGAGTATCTGACGTTCTAGTTCAGGAATACGCCCCTTCACTAGGTCCTCAATTGCCTGTTTTAAATGGACAATTTTGGAGATTCGTTCTTGCTTGGCACTCTGTAGCCACTTTAACTTCATCGTCTTTGTCTCTACAGACTGTCTAACAGGAACAGGTAAATTTTGACCTATGTCGGACATATTAACCTCCGTACACAGTGCTATCAAAGTCAGCCGTTTGGCCAACGTTGTAGTGCGTTACTTTGACATCAAGAATATCGCCATTCACCATCTTAAGTGGATGATCGAAAGTAAATGTCAAGGTTCGATCAGGTCCACCACGGCGTGTCTCAATGAGCACAGTATTGAAAAATAATTGGAACTTAGCATACAAGGTGCCACTCACCGTAACTGAGGCAATCAGCGTCTTAGGAGCAGACGCTGTAAAAGTCACAATCGTTGTGAGGACATTATCAACGACATTGGTAACTGCATTCCCTGCAAGAGGGCGTACTTCAAGAGCAGCTGCATCGCTGCTTCCACCGCCCCCTCCTGTACCAATGCCCGGATTGTAGCTAGACATTAGAACGCTTTCGCCATCAAGCGATATGCCGGCGCACCGTTCATATCTTTCAGGAAAATAACGTTCGCATTCACAGTATCAATCATCATCGACTGACCGGGACCAAGGATACCGTGATTATTGATTCCATCCCAACTGAACACTAATTTATTAGACCCGCTCGTATCGTCATTAACGATCATGCAATAACGGGCTGAGAATTGGAAAAAGAGAGTCTGGAAAGAACTTGTCAGAGGTGTGCCGTTCTGATCCATGTAATAGCCAAGGACGTTAGGCGCCACAGCTCCCGTCATCGCAGACGAAGTAGCCGGAGCAGTGACAAACGCACCGGGCGTGGTATTGACCATACTGACCAAATCACCAGCGCTATTCTTATCTACTGAAGGAGACGTAGCTTGAATGGCAGCAACCACCATATCAGTCGTGCTGACACCTGATTGAATCTGCACATAGATATTATGGCTGGCATCAACAGTTACAACTTCAAACCCAGCAGTTCCGCCTGCTGTAAAATTGATGAGAGGGAATTTCCCCCACTGTGTTGCAGTAAATGTGATTCCTTGAAATGTAACTGACGGGTAGATATAAGCAGGCATTGTGATAGCTCCTATTTTAGATAATCTGCTGCCCTTGCACACAAATTGGTATCGTCATTAAAGAGTCCAATACCTTTGTTGCAAGCCTGACAAAGTAAACCACGCACCAAATTTGTTTTATGGTCATGGTCAACACAAAGTGCTGTTTTTAACTCACTTTGGTGTCTACGACAAATATTACAACATCCCTGTTGATTTTGATAAAGAATATCAAAATGCTTGAATTTAAAATCTTCACCAGTTGAAGTTTTTATTCCAGCGTACTTCCAACAAGCTTCTTGATTTGCTTTCTTGTTGTTCTGATAATAGACTTTATTATAAAGCTTTTGGGAGTTCATAGATAAATTTTTTGATCAACATCAAGAGCTTTCTTCAGCTCCCATTTGTGCCGATCATCTTGGTCCTTCTTTTCATCTGTGTCTTTCTTGTGGACATCTTCAGCAACTTCAAGAATCTGATCTGCTGTCATTCCCTGCGTACCACGTTTGTCTTCTTCTTCAAAAACAAACTTTCCAATCTTCTTCAAGATCGGGTCCACATTTTGAAACTCAGCTTTTGGAATTCGTGACAAGAAGAAGTTTGGCCAAACCCTTCTCACCTTGTCCGGTGTGGTATACTTCTGTGCTAGAAGGATTCGCACTACTCGAACCCAACCGCTTTTAAGAATATGACCTACTTCATCAACTGTGGTGGCAACGGGCACATAACCCTTATCTACTCCACAGATTGAAATCCAACCTTCTCTCGGATCAATGTAGTATAGACCAGCAGCATTTTTGCTGCCTTCTAAACTACAGATTCGCAGTTTTGGATTCAACTGCTTGATACACTTCTGAAAATCCCCCGTCTGCAGTCCAGTGAGTGCGCGGCTCATGGATTACTCCTTTTCTTCTTTCTCTTCCATCTCTTCTGCTTTTGGCAGTTTCTCTTTCAGCTTATCCATATGCATGGTAGCCGCATTCTCTTTCTTCACAGCATCGTGTTGATGAATGCTATGGACATCAACTTCAGCTTCCCCATCACTAAATTTGTCTTTCGCTCGATTGGAATGCACATGGCCTTCCACAACAAGCTTTACTCGGTCACCCGGAGCAGCTTCTTCAATGCCCGGCAGATCAGCGTGTTTGATGCGGATAGTGGTCGGCATCTTATTTTCAGTAGGACCCATCGTGGGCTCTTCAGCGTAGTCTTTCATTATTGATTATCTCCTTGCTCTTGGGTCTTCTGGAAAAGATACGAACGAAGTTCATCCATAGGTCCCATCGTGATAGCTTTATCTATAGCATCTGGCTTTGGCGCTCCCGGCATTGCAGGAGCAGGTGCTACGGCATTTTGAACCGCATCAGGAACGATTGTAGCCATTCCAGATACCGAATCAATGCCTGTTACTGTCAAACTGATACGTTGGCCGGGCTGAACACCCGCCGGCAGTATGGAAAGAGGGATTCTAGCAGTTCCCGCATCGGCGGAAGGAGCATTTCCAGCTCCTTTTAGCATAGACGCCAGCCCAGACAGGGTTCCAAGTCCTTGGCTGTCCATAGCGCCTGTGTAGGCTTTATGAAGGCTATCGAGGTCCATGGCTTTAGTAAGAATTCAGATTCGGAGGAGTAATGTTGGATTTTAACTGATCCATGGGCATCGTTGCGGCATTCGCCTTCGGAAAACTCGATTTCTTGCCCAAACTAGAGTGTTCAGAGTCAGATTCACCCTTCGTCTCAACGGAGAGTAGTTCTCCACAAGAGGGGCACTTAAACGTAGGGTCTTTCTTTCCATCCATCGGATTATTCATTTTAGCTCCTTGAATCATTCACGTCAAATTGTGCATGGGATGCTTTCGCAGAGCCCATGGCTAACTTAAATCTACTGCTTAGGCCGCACTCGTACCAATAACTTCGATGGCACGCTGCGAATCCAGAACAGGATACACCGCATAAGCTTTCCAGCCGATGCTGCCGTTCAGGTTCAACGGATCAGCCACGCCTGAATCACCCGGTTGGTGCACGATCTTCTGAATCCCTTGGTTGGCCACATCGACCGCACCGAAGGACTCTTTCCCGAACACCCAGCTATGATACGTGACGGCAGACGACGCGCCAGTACCAGTCAGGATATTCTGCGATTCTTGGAAACGAATGTTGTACAACTTTCCAAGTTCGCCAGCCAAGGCCATATTATGCACCTTGTCGATGCTGATATACTTATTCAGCTCGATCCAGCCACTCGCAGCGCTATCGCTCTGCAGGTCGAAGCTGGTGTTGGGGTGAACCAAACCGTGATACGTTCCATCTTCAAACGGCATAACCGCGAGAGCACGGAGATGCGCCGAAGCCCGGCGGAAGTCAACGCCAGCAGCAACGACCGACACAGTGGCTTCAGAGACAGCCGACCCAGTGTACTGAATGGTCATGTTACCGGACAGAGAGTTCCGACAGATGGTGTCCAACGACAACCCGGCCTGATATCCAAGAACGTCATGGATAGCTTCCGTGATATTGTCATACGCTTCCAACATGAGTCTGTCAGAATACGAAACGAACGCTCCATACTGCAGAGGCGTCGCAAGGATTTTTGTGGACTGCCAAACCAATCCGTTCGGGTTTGCACCTTCGCCTAGCGGCGTGGTGACTGCAGCCTGATTGACAGGGCGCAGGAACTGAATTTGCGTACCGGAAGCTTTCGGAAGGGTGCGCTTTTCCGCGTTCTCTTGGAAGAACAAAGAGAACATCAAGCGGGTTAACAGTTTGCGGTCATAGAAAATGGCCGACGCGTCATTAAGCCCACTCGTTGAGGTGATATTTACATTGAGAGACATAGTAATTACCTTTGAGAGTTTGATATGTGTGAGCGCGATATCTCATGCACAATTGTACAAGTGCCAAGGTTAGTGACCGTTTAGCCGTCACCGCATCCGTTCGTTCTGGGGCGTCCACACTGCACGCTTGTCCGTTACTACTGGACACATGCCTTATCTCGTACTAACGAGGGGCCTGCTGGTTACCAATCAGATTGTCCTAAACACCGGGTCTGTTTGGTAACTAAAAATTGGTTGCAGAGGACGGAATCGAACCGTCTACCTTCGGCTTATGAGGCCGACGAGCTACCAATGCTCCACTCCGCGAAAGCTGCTGCTCTACCCACTGAGCTACTCCCCCGATGGAGGAGGTGAGAATCGAACTCACGACCTAGCTGCTAAAATTGTGCCGGGGATTTTAACCCCCGGTCTTCGTTATTACTTAGCTGTTCTGCTGCTGAGCAATGAGCCACTCACGCTGTTCATTCAAAGACATTTTCTTAAATGCCGCTAAATGATCAGAGGGGATTCTGCCGGCGCCTTTACCTGCACTGGCCACCGTTCCACCTTTGGCTTCTTCAGAGAGCGCGGCTTGCGCTTCTTTGATTGCTTCTTCTCTTGCAGCTTTGGCAATGGCGTCTTTTTCTTTCGCCAACATGTCTGCCAACATACTTTTCATTTCTGATTCTTTATAGACTTTCTCAGCCGAAACTACCGGAGCAGCTTGTGCGGCAGAAGCTGGATTCTCTTGCAAAGCCAGTTCATACAACGCATCGAGCACTTCAGCAGCAGGCTTCGTAAAGTCAATTCGAGGATCACCCTGCCCAGTGGGTCCCATTGCTATCTTCACAATACTAGGATACAGTCTCTTCCACTCAGGATAATTCTCAGTGTCTTGCTCACGCCGCATTCGTTCAAGCGCGGTATCTTTAGCTTTCGCTTCGGACGCCAGCGCATCTAAACGTTCTTGGAGCTCGGCAGTCGCAGACTCTTTTTCATTCTCAATGATCTGTGCCAACTCTTCGGGACTCTTCTTGGACAACTCTTTGTAGTCCATTGGAGTCTTGGACATCTTGGCCAACAACTTATAAGTCTTTTCCTGTTCAGCTCGGATAGCTGCCATCTCATCCCGCAGCTTCTTATTTTCCTGACTGACTCTCGTATTCCACTTGCGGAGCTCGGCTGGATCATTCGGCTCTTTCTTTTCAGGTTTGACTTCTGGCTTCTTGTCATCAGCCTTCTGTTCAGGAGCTTTCTGTTCTGGCGCCTTCTCTTCTTTCTTCTCTGGTGTCTCAGGAGCCTTCTCTTCAGACTTCTGTTCCGGGGCCTTGGCCGCCGCTTCCTTCTCCGCTGTTTCTAAAGCTTCTGCTCTTTGCGCGATTGATGCTGGGCTTACAACACTCATTCCTTGCTTATCCATTTACTTCTCCCTGTGCTTGTCGATTGTCCACTTTCGTGGGTCGGGCGTAGGCTACGAAGTTCCCCCTACTACTCGATTCCTAAACTGCGTCTATCATCTTCCACAGCTTTGAAATGTTCTTGGATTGCTTTAGAAGCAATCTGTCCGGCTAAACTTTGTGCATGAATCCAATTGCGAAGCTTGACCATTCCTTGAATCTGAAAAATGACCTTACGATGATCACCATCAGCATCATTGAAAATGGTGCGCTGCGATTCTTCAATTGCATTCTTCATATACTCTTCAATCTTCTGCCACGCTGGATGCCGGCGCAGGTCTTCAAATAGCGCCCCAGTATGAGCTTGTTTCTCAAGACTGTCAAGTTGCTGCAAAATCTTTGCCTCGTCTGGAAGATTGTAAGGGTCTTTCGCCATCTCTGCAAAGTCCATTATAGCGCCCCTCTCTTTGTCAATTCATCTTTCAGAATTGCATAATCACGATCTACGAGTTCAGTAGCATTAGGAACATTGCCGAATGCAGCAATCAGTCCTTCTCGTATTCGTTTCAGTTCTTCCGTCTTCTCTGCGCGAATAATCTTCTCCGCTAATGACATGTCAGCCATTAGTATCCCCCTTTCGATAAACCTCTCATGAAACCAGTGTGCGCTGATTTCTTCATATCTTGCTTCTTGCTTTTATGATATGGCAACTTCTTTCCTTTCGGAGTAGCAGCTTCAAATTCTTTGGCCAATTCTGGATGCTTGGCATACATGTAGCCCTTCTGGGCTTGGCTAACGAATGGCATTATTTTAACCCTATTGGCATTGAGGGTGCACCGGGCAGATTCACATGCCCGACACCGCTATTCATCTGCGGCACAATACTATTCGCTGCTGGTGCCGGAGGTGTAGCGCCACCGCCAGCTGCCGCTAAAATTGCTTTCCCTTGCGCGGCTGATCCACCACCCGCAGGAGGGGGAGGAGCATTAGGGTTCGTCAGACCGGGAATTGTTGCACCACCACCAGCCGGGGCTGTGG